GACACCGTAGAAATGGACGGGCGGCGCTTTTTCGTGCTTAAGACCTACGACATAGACGACGACACCATAGAGCTTACGCTTACGGACTTGCGCCATAAAGGAGAGGGGGCGTAAGTCATGGCAGAATTTAGCACAGTAGGGCTAGAGGACGTGATAGAGGCTTTTAGCAGGAGAGAGCAGGCTACCGTAGAGGCAGTGCCGAAAATGCTTAAGGCGGGCGCAGACGTGCTGGTAGAGGCACAGAAAGCAGAGGCGCAGGCTATGGGGCTGAATGAAACGGGCGGCTTTATCAATTCTATCAAGGCTACTGCGGTAAAGGGCGACAGCACGGAAAAGCATATTGATGTATACCCGCAGGGCAGGGCAAAACACGGAAACGACAGAAAAGGCGATAAAAGCAACGTGCGCTTTGCAACTATCGGATTTGTAGCAGAGTATGGAACAAGCAGCAAACAGGCACGCCCATATATGACAGTGGCAAACGAAAAGGCGCACGAAAAGGTAGTAGAGGCGCAGCGGGCAGAATGGGAGAGGGCAAACAATGGGTAGCTTAAAGGAAGTGTTAGAAAGTGCCGGGCTGCCAGCGCAGAGGGGCGTTTATACGGGAAAGAAAAAGCCAGCGGCATATTACACTTTCTTACGGCTACTGAAAAGCGGCGCAGTATCGGCAGACGACGAGGAAAAGGCAGGGAAAGAGTTATACAGGGTAACGCTTTTCCATAAGGGCGACTTTGAGGCACAGCTTGAAAAGACGCTTAAAGTATTGAAAGCGGCAGGATACTACATAAACAGTGTAGACAACGAAAGCTACGAAACAGAAACGGGGTACTGGTTAGTACCTATCACAATCGAAGAGTTAAAGGAGTGAAAAAACAATGACACTGGGCTTAAAAGATTTATACTACTCTGTTATTACAGAGGGGGCAGACGGCGCAGAGAGCTACGGAACGCCTAAAAAAATGGCGGGCGCAATGACAGCGGATTTATCCATAACCACAGCAGACGGCAAGCTGTACGTTGATGATGCGCTGGCTATTACAGTATCGGAATTTGCAAACGGAAACCTTAAGCTGGGAATTGACGACCTTACACCGGAAACCACAGCAGAGATACTGGGGCAGGCAGTGGACAAAAATAAGGTGGTATGGGCTGGCGGCGACGACGAGCCGCCGTATATTGCCGTGGGATTCCGGGCAAAGAAAACAGGCGGCAAGTATAAGTATATCTGGCTGCTGAAATGCAGGGCAAAAGTACCCGCAGAGAAATACGAAACCAAGGGCGAAAGTATCAATTTCCAGACACCGGAAATTGAGCTTACAATTATGCGGAGAAGTAAAGACGGTAACTGGAAAGCGGACTATACGGGAACGCCGAGCAGTGATACAGCTAAAACATGGTTTACGGCAGTACCGGAGAAAGCGGAAGATATTCCGGCAGCATAAAAAAGAATAGAGGAAAGGAGAGAGGGCGTAGCGCAGGCTGCGCCCTTAATTTATACCATGAGCGCATTACAGAATGGGGCTTATCCCGTCACATTAAACGGCAAAGAGTACGGGCTTTTGTTTTCCATTAACGCACTGGACGCAATACAGGAAAAGTTTGGGGGATATGACAAGTTACAAGAGATTTTAAGCAGTGACAATAAAGACATTTTCAAAAATATAAAGTGGCTTTTTGCGCTGCTTATCAATGAGGCGAGGCTTGCAGACGACGAGAACGCAGAACTGCTGACAGAGGACAGGGTAGGCAGAATAGTTACGGCGGGAAATATCGGAGAGATAAAAAACGCCATTTATGCTGCGTTTGCCAAAGGTGCAGCCGGGGACGGAGAGGCAGACGAGGGAGAAAAGGATAACGAAGAGGACGACGAAGAGGGGGAAACGAAAGCCGGGCAGGGAAAATAGACATTGCCCGGCTTTTGTATATTGCGGTGGTTATGCTGCGCTTTCCAGAGCGGCAGGCGTGGCATAAAACGCCTTACCAGATAATAACGCTTTTCCAGTATCACAAGGAATATAACCCGCACATTTTCAAGCAGGATAACGCCCAGAGCGTAGCGAGTGACGGGCGGCAAATGGACGACATTGACATAGCACTAAGGGGGCTTTAATCGTGGCAGACAAGACAGAGAATATAAAAACACGGCTTAGCTTTGACGGAGAGGCGCAGTATAAGGCAGCCTGCAAAGAGATTAACAGCACCCTAAAGGTGCTTAATTCTGAAATGAAACTTGTTACCGCAGAGTACAAGAATAATGCAGGCAGTGTGGACGCACTGAAAGCAAAGCAGGAAGTTTTACAAAAGACATACAGAGAGCAGGCAAAAAGAGTAAAAGAAACCGAGGACGCATTAAAGAAATGCAAAGAAGCTACAGGGGAGAACAGCGAAGAGAGTAAAAAGCTGGAAACACAGCTTAATTACAATAAAGCCGCACTTGCCAATACGAAAAATGAGCTTAATAAAACTGTGGACGAGCTTAAGAACGCAGAGCAGGCAGCAGACAGCATGGGAAATGAAGTAGAAGAGAGCGGAAAACAGGCGCAGGACGCAGAGGGGAAATTTAGCAGTTTTGGGAGCGTGATAGCCGGGATTGGAAAAGCGCTTGCGGCAGCAGTGGCGGCTATTGGTACGGCAGCAGTGGCAGCGGGTAAAGCCGTATGGGATATGGCAAACGACGTGGCAAGTGCTGGGGACGCAATAGACAAGGAAAGCCAGAAAATGCAGATAAGCGCAGAACTGTACCAAGAGCTTAGTTATGCGTGCGAGCGTAGCGGCAGCAGCGTAAGCGATTTAACAAAAGGGGTAAAGAATATTACCACAGCGCTTGCGGATACGCAGAACGGAGTAGAGGGCGCAAGCAGCGCTTTTGATAGTATCGGCGTTTCCATGAAAAACACAGACGGGACATTTAAAAGCACAGAGCAAGTGCTTTTAGACAGCATAGACGCACTGGCAGCTATGGAAGATGAAACACAGCGGAACGCTGCCGCACAAGAAATTTTCGGAAAGAGCGCCGCAGAGATTTTGCCGTTACTTAATTCCGGTAGCGAGGGCATAAAAGAACTTATGCAAGAGGCAAAAGATTACGGTATGGTAATGAGCGACGAGGCGGTAGCGGCAAGCGCCGCTTTTGAAGATAGCTTGTCACGTATGCAGTGGACATTTAACGGGCTGAAAAATAGCATTGTATCTCAAATGCTGCCGTCACTTACTACGCTTATGGACGGATTTTCAGACCTTGCGGCAGGAAATGAGCAGGCGGGGGAAGAAATAAAGGCAGGCGTAACGGGGATTATCAGCAGCATTACGGAAATGATACCGCAATTTGTGGGACTTGTAACAACGGTAGCAGAGGCGGTATTAGAGGCAGCGCCGGGCATTATAACAGCGCTTGCAGACGGTATTATACAGGCTATACCAGAGTTGCTGCCTGTACTGCTGGAAGTGATAGGCAGCATAGTAAACGGGCTTATAGAGCTTTTGCCGGAGCTTTTAGAGGCGGGGGTAGCAATCATATTGCAACTTGCAGACGGTATAGCACAGGCGCTGCCGGATTTGATACCAGCGCTTGTAGAGGCGGTGGTATTTATCGTAGAAAAGCTGGTAGAAAATATTCCTCTTATCATAGAGGCAGGATTACAGCTGATTACGGGGCTTGTGCAGGGCATTGTAGCGGCTATCCCGGTACTTATAGAGGCATTGCCGGAGATTATAACAGCAATCATAAACGGGCTTATAGAGGGGCTGCCGCTTATCATTGCGAGCGCCGGAGACATTATGATAGCGATAATAGATGGATTGATTGCGGCTATTCCGCTGCTTATTGAGGCAATGCCGCAGATCATAACGGCGATTGTAACGGGATTGATTACGGGAATACCGAAGATTTTGGCGGCAGTAGGCGAAATGACCTTAGGCGTGCTGGGGAAACTGGGGGAGCTGGTGCAGCAGATACCGCCAGTCATTGCAGAGGCGGTGGTAAGGCTTGCAGAATGGGGCGTAAATATGCAGACCAAAGCAAGGGAAGTAATAGCCACCATGATAACAAATGTAATCAACCTGTTAAAAGAACTGCCGCAGAAAATCTGGAACGCAATCGTAACCTGTATCAGCAAGATTGCTGAATGGGGTACAAAGATGCAGGCAAAGGCGAGGGAGGCTATAGCCAACGTCTGCACGGCTATTGTGAACGGATTTAAGGAACTGCCCGCAAAAATGGTGGAAATCGGTTCAAACATAGTGCAGGGTATCTGGAACGGCATAAGCTCTGGCTGGGACTGGCTGACAGGGAAAGTAAAGGACGTTGCAAACAGCCTGTTAGATGCAGCAAAAGGGGCGCTGGGGATTGCCAGCCAGTCGAAGAAATCCCGGGACGAGGTGGGCGTATTCATGGCGCAGGGTATCGGCGTAGGTTTTGAAAAGGAAATGCAGAGCGTGGCACGTATCATGCAAAGCAGCATACCTACGGAGTTTGATTTAGATACAAAGGTAAATTATGGCAGCAGCGCATACGGCGGGCAGGAACGGGCGGCAGGCATGGCAGCAGGCGGCGTGGTAGTGAACCAGTACATATACGCAAACGAAACAAGCTATGCCGGGCAGCAGAAAGCAGCAGCCAAGAACTTTAGACTGATAGCAAGGACGGTGTAGGCGAATGGTTGAAACAGAAAGGCTTATCTACACAAACGAGCGGGGCGAGAGCATAGAATTTTCTGCTTACAGCCCCTATTTTGTAAATGTGTCAAGTGACGTGACCGGGCTAAGCGATATACAGAACACTTTATATAAAAGCAGCTCTATGGGGCAGCACGGGGAAACGCTGACAGGACAGAAGATAGACGCAAGGGAGATAGACATAAAAGGCAGCATAAACAGGCAGCAGAAAGACAGGGTATTAGAACTGCGTCGGGCGGCACTAAAAGTGCTTAACCCGGAGCTTTCCGGCACACTGACCTATATTTACAGGGATTTTGTAAGGGTGATTGACTGCAAGGTAGACAATACGCCTGTTTTTAGCAGGAAAAAGGTATTCAATGACTTTACGATACAGTTTAGCTGCCCGTCCCCGTTCTGGCGGGAAGAGAACGACGAGAAAGCCGACATTGCAAGCTGGATAGGCTGCTTTGAGTTTGATTTAGAGATACCAGAGGACGAGGGGCTAAGTGAGGACGAGATAGGCATAGAGTTTGACTACAGGGAGCCTAATATAATCGTAGACGTATATAACGAGGGCGACGTATCAACGGGTATGCGTATAGAGTTTAGGGCGACAGGTACACTGTCAAGCCCTATCCTGCTGAACATGGACACAGGGGAGTATATCCAGATAAATGCAGAGCTGCAAGCAGGCGACGTGGTAACGGTCAATACGGAGTACGGCAGTAAAGGCGCAACGCTCTTAAGGGGCGGCATGACAGAGGATTATTTTAGGTATGTGGACGTAGACAGCACATTTATGCAGCTGACAATAGGCGACAACGTTTTCCGGTATGATGCGGAGAGCGGCGTAGATGCGCTGGAAGTGACGCTGTACCATTCAAATAAGTATCTGGGGGTATAAGGCATGGAGCTACGCATATTTAACAGGGAATTAGAGCCGCTGGGTATCGTTGACGAGGTAATAAGCCTTATCTGGCAGCCGTCGTACTGGGATAAGGGCGACTATGGCGACATAAAGATACTTGCGCCAATTACAGACAATAACAAAGCATTACTGGTAAAAGGGAATATTATCGTAAGGCATGGGGAAAGCGCAGAATATACGGACGAAAGCGGGGAATGGCGGCGGGCTGCGCAGATAACTTACCGCTTTATCTCAAAAGACATAAACGGGGCAGAACAGATAGAGGTACAGGGCTGCTTTCTGAAAAAATGGCTATCAAAAAGGACGCTTACCGAAAAGCTGATGCTTACGGACACGAACCAGAATATCATAAACACCATTGTCCGGGGGAATTTTGGCGAAGATGCGCCACAGGTAAGACGGGGAAAACAGTTTACCATGTTGGCGCAGGACAATTTAGGCGGCAGCAGTGTAGAGTACAGCGCAGAGTTTGGGGCAAGCGCAGAGGACGAGATATATAACCGGGCGCTGGTGGGAAAGCTGGGCTTTGACATTCTGGTAAATGAACGTGCAAAGCTATACGGTTTCTGGCTTTACAAGGGGAAAGACCTTACCGCTACAAATACGCAGGGTAACACGCCCTGCATTTTTTCAAGGGACTTCGATAACGTCAACGAGCAGGAGTATACAGAGAGCATAGAGAACATGAAAAACGTTGCCTATGTGTCCGGGGCGGCTGATGCGGACGGGACACAGCCACAAATAGAGGTATGGAAAGACGGGGAAGAGCCGGAGGGCTGGGACAGGGACGAGCTTTTTATAGAGGCTACGGACATAAGCCGGACGGCAAAAGACCAGAACGGGCAGGACGTACCGATACCGTTAGAACAGTATGCACAGCTTATGGCGACAAAGGCAGACGGGCAGCTTGAAAGCTACGGAGAGCGGATTAGTTTTGTATCCACGATAAATACAAGTAAAAATCTGCAATACAAGCGGGATTTTACAGTAGGGGACATTGTGACGAGCATAGAAAAGCGTTGGGGCATTAAGATAGATGCACGTATCACAAAGATAAACCAGACAGACCAGAACGGGCAGAAAACACTTGAAGTAACGTTTGGGGAGAGCCTGCCGACACTGATAGAAAAAATAAAGCAGAAAGTAGGAAAGTGAGGTAACAGGCATATGGCAGAAATGAGTTTTCCATATGGGAGCGTAGCCCACGACAGGCGCTATAAATCCAGTGATTTTAGGGCTTATTACGCACTGTTTCTGGGGAACGGGGTATTTTACAATAACGCAAACACCTTAAAAGTCATTGAGGGCGACGGCATGACGGTTATGTTAAGTGTTGGAAATGCCTTTATTGAGGGAGCGGGGTATAGAAATACGTCCGTAAAAGCAATAAAACTGGATACAGCAGACGGCGCACTTGCACGTATTGACAGGATTGTAATTAGGAATGATTACAAGGCAAGGCATACATATTCGGCAGTGCTGAAAGGTTCATACAGCGCACAGCCGCAAGCCCCGGCACTTACCAGAAATGCGGACGCATACGAGATAGCCGTAGCAGATATTCTGGTAAAAAAAGGAGCGGTAAGCATCACGCAGGCAGACATAACGGACACACGGCTTAATAAAGAGATTTGCGGTATCGTAACGGGGCTGGTAGAGCAGGCAGACACGACGGCGATTTTTAACCAGTTTGAGGCGTATTTTGAGGAATTTAAGGCGCAGTATATAGCAGATGTGGTGGACTGGACAAGCAATGAAGAAAGCAGCATGACAGAATGGGAGAACACGCAAAAGGCGGCTTTCTTAGCATGGGTGGAAGAAATCAGACAGATTTTAAATGAAAGCGTAGCCGGAAATCTGCAAAACGAGATAGAGGCAGAGGCGCTGGCTGCGTTCAAGCGCCACTATGGGCTTGTCAACCAAGATACGGAGTTTATGCCGGACGGCAGCATAGTTGTAACAAATGAAGAGGGGACGCTTACCGTAACGCAGGGAACGGACGGGGACGGGAATAAGCAGATAACGGAGTTGCTGGAAAGCGGCATAGATACATACCAGAAAGTAACAACTTTTCTGCCCGCAACGGGCAGCACAAATAAAAAGATAAAGGAGAGGTATACAAAATTATGAGTTATGCAGAGGCGCAATATATCATTGACGAAACAGCGGGAGTAGTAAGCAAGGCTGCGGATAATCTGAACGAAACAGCGACACGCATAGCCTCTGGCATACCGCCACAGGATATGCAGGCTTTTAATGTGACGGCGGTAGACGGCGGCATAAAGCTGAAATTTACGGAGCCTGCGGACACGTACATAGAGGGGCAGAGGATATGCAGCGTAAAGGGCGTAAAAATCGTGATGAAACAGGGAGGCTACCCGGTAAATGAGAATGACGGGACACTTGTTATTGATAATGCAGAGCTGGGGAAGTACAGCAGCGAGGCGCTTATCATTGGCGGGCTGGAAAATGATACAGAATATTTTATCTGCGCTTTCCCGTATTCTGACAGCGGGCATTACAACAGGGCGGCAGGCTTAAGGGTACTGAATGACGGATACGCACAGGCGAACAGGGCGAGGTTTACGCCGCGGGGGTACATTTTATACGGATACCGCAGGGCAAAGGGCGACAGTAACCCGGCAACACGCCTTACGGCTACGGATATGGCGGTAGGAATGGGGAAAGCCACGCTTGATGCTAGCACAGGAAAGCTGGACTTAAAAGAATGGGCTACGGCGTGGTTTGTGACCAGGAACAAGCCCGTAATGATGAAGTATGACGGCACGGTAGACTATGAGCTTAACCCGGACGACTACACAAAGAAAACGGACGGGACGGCAAGCGACGTGGCAAACAGCAATTACGGCGGTAATGCTATGGCGCTTTTCCCTACGTGCTGGGTAAAGCGTTGGCAGGATAGCACATATGAGTATTTCCAAGTGTGCAATATCCAGCTGACGGAAGATTTTAAGGCGTATGCGCACCAGAGGCAGGACGGTAGCATAATGGAATGGTTTGCCCGCTCTATCTATGACGGGGCAAACGTGGGCGGTAAGATACGTTCTATTTCCGGCTTAGCGCCGTGCAATACGGTATCGGGAAGTATACAGCTTTCCTATGCGCAGGCAAACGGCAGCTTGTGGGACTGCGACACATGGAGTCGGGTAGCCCTTATATGGGATTTACTTAGGCTTATGGCGCTTAATGATGATGTGCAGAAAGCCTACGGGTACGGATACTATACGGGAATGAGCGCAGCGGGACACTTAAAGGCAGCAGGCACAGGGAATACAAAAGGGCAGTTTTACGGAAAGCACGCAAACGACGTGGTTAAGGTATTCCATACAGAAAATTTTTGGGGCAATATCTGGAAACTGATGCAGGGGCTTATTTACAACACCACGAATAAATACGCTGTGAAGATGTGCAGACCGTATAATAACAGCGGCAGCGGGTATGCAGCTATGAGTTTTGGGCTTACCGGGACAAACGGCGGCTACCAGAGCGCCCACAATATGAGCGAGTACGGTTTACTGCCTGTTACGGTATCCGGCAGCGACAGTACCTATATACCAGACGGCGCATGGTGGAATACTTCAAAACAGAACTTTGCACGTTTCGGCAGCGCTGGCGATCCCGGCTTGCTCGTTGGGTGCGCTCTGGGTTTGGGCTCTGCGCTTTCTATCTCGGTCTGGCTCTACGGGCTGGGCTTGACTTGCGAGCAACCTTTAGCAGCGTAGCTGCACAGGGGGAACGGGGGAGTATTCCCCCGCTTATCCTTACGGCTGGGAATATATTAGGGGCTTTAGGGTACGCATTGACGGGCTGCTTTGCACGTTTCGGCAGCAATGGCAATAACGGCTTGCACGTTGGGTGCGCTCTGAATTTGAACAATGCGCTTTCTAACTCGAACTGGAACTACGGGCTGGGCTTAACTTATTTAATTGACGGAACAATAACCAAGTACCCTATTACCCTACACCACAGGCGCTTGAAACAGCGCTAGCTATTCAGTGAGTGAAAATACAACCGCAAAAGGTAGGGGCTAGTAGCACAGAAACAGCGAAAACCTTTTAGGAGAATAAGTCAAAATGAAAACCTATAAAAACCTTATGGAAAAGATTGCAAGTGAGGAAAACATACGGGCGGCGATTATGAACGCCAGCAAGCGGAAGAGAAACAGGAAAGACGTAAAAGAAGTGCTGGACGATATGGAAACACACGTAGTAAGGCTGCAAAAGATTTTGAGGAACGGGACATATAAGCCGCATATAGACACGCCCTGTATCGTGAATGAGGGGACGCACCACAAAGTACGCCGGATAAGGAAACCGCATTTTAAATACGACCAGATAATACACCATTGCATTATACAGGTATTGCAGCCTATCCTTACTGCGCCAATGTATGAGTACAGCTGCGGCAGTATTCCGGGCAGGGGCGCACATTATGGGAAAAGGCGTATAGAAAAGTGGTTACGCCGGGACGTAAAGAACACAAAATATGTGTTCAAAATGGATATAAAGCACTTTTACGAGAGTGTAGACAAAGAGATACTAAAGAAGATGCTTAAGGCGAAAATAAAGGACTGGCGGGCGCTGGAACTGATTTTCAAGGTAATAGACGGCTGCGAGAAAAGGCTGCCGCTGGGGAACTATACAAGCCAGTGGTTCGCTAATTTCATGCTGACATCATTAGACCATTACATAAAAGAGCAGCTGAAAGCAAAATATTATATGCGTTATATGGACGACATAGTGATATTTGGCAGGAATAAGAAAGAACTGCATAAGACGCATAAGGCGATAGAGCAGTATTTACGGGACAACCTTAATCTGAAAGTCAAGGAGAACTGGCAGGTATTCCGGTTTGAGTACAAAGGGAAAGGCAGACCGCTTGATTTTATGGGCTGGCAGTTTTACCGGGAAAAGACCATATTAAGGAAGTCTATTTTTATCCGTATCATGCGCAAGGCAAAGAAAGTGGGAAAGCATACGACGATAAAAGGGGCGCATGGAATGATAAGCTATATGGGCTATATTAAGCATACGGATACTTACGGCAGTTATATGAACCATATACGCCCGTATGTCAATATAGGGAAATTAAAGAAATTTGTAGCAAAAAGGGCGGGAGCGGAAAGGAGAAAAAACAGTGCTGATAAATTGGAGAAGAGCAGAGGGGACGCAGGCAGAAAAGCCGAAAGAGATTGATACAGCAGCAAGCCCGTATTCTGTATATATCAGAAAAGACATACGGCAGGAAGTGAGGCAGCAGGACGGGGGCAGCGTGACTGTATGGACTTATGACGAGGCGGTATTGACGCTGAAAGAGTATGCGCAGTACCAGAAAGAGCTTGCAGAGTGCAAAAGCCTTTCACAGCAGGAGCTGGTAGAAAATAATCTTGTAGTCATGGGAGCGATTGCGGAGAGCTTTGAGCAGCAGATTACAGCAGAGGAAAACCAGCTTATCATTATGGGAGCCATTGCGGATATGTTTGAAAGCATCATGGACGCAATAACCAATATAAAGAAAACTACATAGAAAGGGGGTAAATGGCATGGTGCAGTTATATGTAACGCTTATAAGAGCGGGCAGAAAAAGCATTGACGACGTGCCGGAGAAGTACAGAGCCGCCGTAAGTGCGGAGCTGGGGGCGTAAAATTATGTTTAGTATCTTATGGCTGGTTTTCACAGGGAAAGGAAAGAAAATCATGGTAGATTTGTATTGCGCTTTGATTATCGCAGGAAAGCGGACGATTGAAACAGTACCCGCAAGGTACAGGGACACCGTAAAAGAGCAGCTGGCGGCAGTAGGGCTGGACGAGAACGGAAACCCTATGTAAAAACTGAATAAAGGTTATATATGCCTCTGAAAGCGGAAAGCTGACAGGGGCATATATATTGCAGAGGAAAGACCGCATTAAGGAGTAAGGGGAACAATGGGACAGGCAGAGTTATTAAGGGTGGTACAGGAGCAGCAGGAAACAATAGAAAAGCAGAGCAGGCTTATTGCGGATTTGGTATCTATTCTGGAAAGCTGGGAGAGCGCCGCAGGATATGACGGCGCAGGACTGAAAGAGCAGGCATTAAATTTGCAGAAAGCGGAAAGGCAGGATTTATGGAAATGAAAATTTTAGAGTTTGTGAACATGGCAGCGCACAATATGGTAATGGAGCTGGTGGTACTGGCTATTGTGTTTGATACGGTTTTCGGAGTGATGCGGGCGGTAAAGGAAAAGAAATTCAACAGCTGCGCAGGGATTGACGGGGCTATCAGAAAAGTAGGTATGCTTATTTCCCTTGTCTTCATGCTGGCTATTGATATGCTGGTAAAGATTAACCTTATCGGCTTTATCCCGGAGGCAGTACGTAGCCAGCTGGGGCTTAAGAGCGTGGGCGTAGCTGAATTTTTCGGGATTCTCTACATGGCATATGAGGTAGTAAGTATTTTTAAGAATATGGCGCTTTGCGGGCTGCCTGTTAAGAAAGTCTGGGCGGCGGTAAGGGCGTTTCTGGCAAAATATACGGACGAACTGCCGGACACAGACGAACTGGACGGAAACAGCACCACAGGCAGCGCAGAGGGGCATAGGCAGCAGGAGAGATAAGAGTATCAGATCAGACAGGAAACAGTACATAACTGGGCGCTTGCGGGAAACCGCAGGCGCTTATTTTGATTGCAGAAAGGGAAAATATTATGCAGAAATTTGAAAGGGAGATACATAAGAATATAAGCCGTTTCAATCATGATACACGTATTAAATATATTGTTATTCACTATACAGGCGCACTGGGGGACGCACAGGCAAACTGCAATTACTTTGCAGAGGGCAACCGCAATGCGTCTGCACATTATTTTGTTGGACATGACGGGGAAATATGGCAGAGCGTAGAGGATAAAAATATAGCGTGGCACTGCGGAGCAAAGAGTTATAAGCATGGGGAGTGCCGGAACGCAAACAGCATAGGCATTGAGTTATGCGTAAGGAAGAGGAACACCGCCAGCCAGGGCGCGACAGATAAGGACTGGTATTTTGAGGACGCGACGGTAGAGGCGGCGGCAGAGCTGACAAGGTACTTAATGGATAAGTACGGCGTGCCTGCCGATCATGTCATAAGGCATTACGACGTTACCGGGAAAATCTGCCCTAACCCGTATGTATATAATACCACGGCGCACACATGGGACGAGTTCAAAAGGCTGATAAGCGGCGGCGCTGCCTCTGCCGGGAGCGCGGGAAAGAAACTTTACAGGGTGCGTAAGCGCTGGGAAGATGCAGCCGGGCAGCTGGGCGCTTTTGAAAGTCTGGAAAATGCAAAGAAAGCCTGCATTGCTGGCTATAATGTGTATGACTGGGACGGAAAGGCGGTATACAGCACTTTTGCAGGCAATGAACAGCAGACGGCGGCAGGCGGCGCGGAAAGCGTGATTTGGGATTTTCTGACAGGTAAAGGCTTAAATGCCTATGCAGCAGCCGGGCTTATGGGGGACCTTTTTGCAGAAAGCGGGCTTAAGGCAGATAATCTGCAAAATTCCTTTAATACGCGGCTGGAAATGACGGACGCAGAATATACGGCAGCTGTAGACAGCGGCAGCTATACAAATTTTGTGAGGGACAGCGCGGGCTATGGGCTTGCACAGTGGACGTACTACAGCCGCAAGCAGGCGCTATATGATTATGCAAAAGCGGCGGGCGCGTCGATCGGCAGCTTAAATATGCAGCTTGCCTTTTTGTGGCAGGAATTACAGGGCTACAAGGGCGTTATTTCCGCGCTTATGGCTGCAACGTCGGTACGGGCTGCCTCTGATGCAGTGCTGACCGGGTACGAAAAGCCCGCAGACCAGAGCGAGGCAGTAAGGCAGCGCCGGGCAGCATACGGGCAGGAATATTACGACAGGTACGCCGGAATCGGGGCAGCCGGAAACGCCGGGCAGGGAAAGGCAGAGGCGGCAAAGGTTCCCTTTAAGGTAAAGGTAGATATAGACGATCTTAGAATAAGGACGGGCGCAGGCACGGACTTTGCAAAGATGGGGAAGTATACAGGAATCGGAGTGTTTACCATTGTAGAGGTAAAAGCCGGAGAGGGCAGCGCCGCAGGCTGGGGGCTGCTGAAAGCGTATGAAGAGAATAGGGACGGCTGGGTATCGCTGGACTATTGCACAAGATTATAATGTATCTGCTGGGGTATGTCGTTCATGGGCGGCATACCCTTTATTTTTTACCATTTTTTTCTTGAAATTTGATTGACAAGTTACCCAAAAGGGTATATAATTAGAGCATAGAAAGGAGAAAAGAAAAATAAGTGTAAAGCACTGGAAAGGAGAAACGGCAGGAAATGGGTAAGAAGAAACAAAAGAAAAAGCCTATCAAATGGCAATCGCTGGCGGCAAATGCACTGATAGACTTAATCGTAGGAGCGGCACTTATCATAATAGACAAGCTATTAGGCTAAATGCCACGGTGGGCGAAAGCCCACCGCCTACTAAAAATATAGCATAAACCCAGAGCCGAGTAAAGGGCATGATTCTGAAATTAGGCATTTTTTTAGTAGTGATCGGAATAGTAAAAATGCTGGCAGCTTTGATTATGAGAGCTAAAGAAGAGAGGGAAAAGGAATGAATTTAGGTGCAAATATCAAAAAAGCCAGAAAAGAGGCAGGCGTGACGCAGAAAGAACTTGCAGAGCGCCTGCAAGTTTATCCAAAAGATATAAGCCGCTGGGAGAACGGCGAGAGGACACCCAGCGCAATAGCACTGGCGAAAATATGCAGGGAGCTTAACGCCTCTGCTGATGAAATTTTGGAGCTGAACAATATAGAAAATGGCGAGGCTGGCACAAAATGA